TCAACAGATCCAGAAGAGGAAAACGCCCTCATCTCCAAGTCTGTTTTTTCTGTAAACTTTAACGGGAAAGTATAAAATTGTTCGTGTGCGCCATCTGTAATAGTAAATCTTTCTTTTATTTGAAACACTTCCCCATAAGGTCTAGCAACAAGACTAGCGTTTAAAATAGCTTTGGTGTTGGTGGAGGTTCCTGTAGATAAAGACATTTTTGTAAGGAACGCTGTATATCCTGCGGGAACTGTCCAAAGACTCATCAATGTTTGGTTGTCGCCATCACCATTAATGGTGATATAGATATTAACGGGGACTCCAGCGGTCACTGTGCCTGTTCCTGCGTAAATTGTACCAGCATTTGCGCCACCACTACCTGCGCTGCGAACAATACCGCGATTTATACGGAGGTAAGATTTTGTGGTGTTAACAGCAGTTTGCCCATTCAGCGTAACAACTTCGTTTATTTCGTTGTAATCGGAGTCTAGGCCAAAAACTTCTACGGTTCTTGCACCAGTTCCTGCGGCAGTGTCATTAGCTGAACTGCTTGATATAGTCATTACTGTGGCTGATGCGGGGTATGAATACAAACCACCTTGTTCCCAGATGGTTTCTTTTGTGGCTCCAACAGCAGCGTTGTAGCCAAACTTAAAGACAGTTTTATGACCCGGAATCTGCCCACGAGCGACCTGTAGCTCAAACGGTTCGCTTGTGCCGACTTGAGTTATAGATCGTATCTCGTGGACAGACATTTATTAGGCCAAAAAGATTGTTAGTTCGGCACCTGTACCCGAGATTGCGCTTACATAAACACCGCTTTCAGCAATAATCCCATCACCCGGAATGTTCAGAGCGTTCTGACCGGCTGGGAATTTTTGTGTAAGCAATGTCGCACCGCCGTTGCCGTCGGTTAGTGTAAACGCACCAGCGGCGGTAGCGTACATAACAATCTGTTTAATGCGTGAGCGACCCGGACCTACTGCCCCTGTCGCTGTAGCACTATAGGCTTTTACTGGACCAGCCATTTAAGCCTCCTATTAAGCCGCAGCTACTGCGCCAGTGTCCACACGAATCCAGTTTGAACCGTCAGAAAACACAAGGTTTCCGGTTCCCGCGCCAACACCTTCCGCAGCCTTACGGCAGTCTGGTGAAAACACAATTGCTCCGCGATTTGCGGCAGAAGCTGCGGGAAGCGCACCAACATCCAATGCACCTAAAGTAATAAGGCTGTAGGAAACGTCTCCTGCTGGATTATCAATCTGAAAGCCCCGCTGTGAAATTACGGGTCCTGTAAAGGTAGTATTAGCCATTTAGTTCTCCTGTCGTGGCTAGTGTCAACCGCACCGTGCGGTTGTCAGGGATGACTTATTATACAATAAAAAAGGGCGACTGAATAGCCGCCCTTTAATATCTTTGTACCTACACTTATGCGCCCGGTGAACCGAACACTGCGCGTGGATCGCTGAAGCCGAAGCTGTAACGCTCACGAGCCTTGAACCGCATGTTGCCTGTGTCGAAGTCTGGATCCATTCCAGTTGACAAAGCCATACGCTCAAAGTGCTTGAAGCCGTTTGGTGCATCAGTCTTGATGAAGAATGCATCTGAGTCAGTCAGGTAGTCGTTGACTACATAACCTTCAGGCAGCAGACCAGAAGACTTGATTGCGTTGATGTCGTTGTCGGCAGTTCCAACCCGGAGGTTTGAAACAAGCAGACGCTCGGCAACAAACTGCAACTGGCGAGGAATGATCAGCTTCATGCCTTTTAGGGCAATGATCAAGCCACGCTCGTCAGTGAAACCAGCAATGCTGATGAGTGCGTCCTCAAGTGAGGTCTCATTCAGGTCAGCAGCTACTGCTGGCTCGTTGGCGAATGTGCCACCGTTTGTCAGCGGGTGGTCAGTTGCACAGAGTTCTTTGGTATCGCCACCAGCAAATGCTGCGTTGAAGGCGTTGTTAAGAACAGAGGCAGCTTTAACCTGCTTTGTGTGTGCCATAGAACGTGCGAGTGCGCGTGTATAGCGTGATGCCAGACGATCATAAAGATTGTCTTCGATAGCTTCTTCAGTGATTGAAAAGGCCATAGCAACTGTCTCGTGGTTGTAACGAGCAGTGTATGCTTCTTGTGCATCGTCGAATGATACACCAGAACCTTCAGCTTTCACTGGAGCCGCACCGAATCCAGACAACATTACTTCTTCCTCGAATGCCCGGTCTGATGACTCGGAATCGAAGATTTCAGCATGCTGACCTTCATAGCGATTGTATTCCATACCAAAGAGAGCGTTTAGGCCCGGCTCTAGTTCTTTGGCAAGTTGTGCGCGAGAAATAGCCATTATCTAAACTCCCTTACGCTATTGTTGCGTCGGCATCGTTACCGAGCAAAACGTGGTTGTTGATCTTCACAATCATCGAAATGCCAGCAACTGCGTAATCGGCGTTATCAACGTCTTCCTGAATACCAACAATCATCAGCGGCAAAGAAGGATCTGTTGCTGCTGCTGTTGAGATATCCACGACTGCTGTTGAGTTGCCTGTAGTTGTGCTACCGGCATTACCGCTTGCGAAGTCTACTGTCTTGAAGATGTTTGCACGAGCAGTAGCTTTGTTTGTCATGCCTGCATCGGCAACACAAATAAAGCGTTGTGCTGGGTTGTCGTACACATAACCAATGATGTCGTAGTTCGTGTCTGCTGAACCTGAACCGGGCCAGTAGTTAGAAAAACGCTTTTCCTTGGTTGTTGCGTCAATATACTCACAGCCAGCGAAAGCACCTAAAAGTTGCTCTCCGTCAGCAGCAGCGCTTGCAACCAGAATTGTCCCGCCAGTAGTTTCTACTTTGACCGGGGAACCCTGATAGATTGCTGCTGCCGTGCCAGCGATGAAGTATGCTGTAGTGCCTTGAGTAGCTGGTGTGCTACCAAAGGTGTTGATCGGCTTGAGGCCGAAAGCGATGTTTGAATTCGCCATTACACACTCCTAAAGGTTATGGTAAGGATCTAGTCCTTACCTCCAAATGTTACACGACTTTTCCTATCGTTGTGGATAGGCATTGAGGGGTGTTGCTCCCTCATCAGGTTTTGGTCAACGGATTCCATTTGATTACGGGTCTGCTCCCGGAAATATTCAGTTCTTTCTTGGACCGTCTCCTCGGGGATACGGGCAAGCATTAATCCGCCTACACCGATTACACCTGCATGCTGACCATCATCAATGGTTGGGTACTTCCCAGCCATCTCAGGATATTCGTCAGCCCGTACAGGCTCCCATCCTTCACGAAGCTTGGCGTTCACATTCATCTTGTCATCCTCACCACGAAGGGCGGAACGAATCCAGCGATGCTTGTAACCTGCCGGTGCTTCTGGTGCCTCCAATTTTGAAGGCGGTGCCCAAGGCTTGCGGCGTTGGGTCTTTGCGCGAGTTGTCGCTTCGCGTGGCGTTCTTGTAGAATCAGTCATTTTTTAATCCTTTACATACTTTGCGTATTCTTCGAGCGGAACATTTAACCGTTTCGCAATTGCAATTTGCGAAGGAGTTAACTTGACTGTTCTGCGCCCCTTTTGTGACGGTGCCTTAGAAGCACTGGACTCCGCAGAAGCGACTCGGGGTCCTGCATCGCCTCGTGTGGCTCCCTTAAACTTGTGGGGGAACTCTTTACGGACTCTGCTGTCAAGCTCAGTATAATACTCATCGGACGCCGGGTCAAATCCTTCATCCTCAATTAATTGCCTATGAATACCAAAAGCGGCATATGTCATGGTCTGATCACTTCCAAACCATTCATTTTTAGAAGCCCAAGCTTCTGCCTTTGGATCCGGTGGGGCTGGCTGCGCCGCTTGCGGTTGTTGAACAGGTGCCTGAACAACTTGCTCACGAGCTTCTTGTTCAACTTCACGACGACGACGAGCTTGCTCAAGTTGTGCCTGATCAAGCGCTAACTTACTCAGGTTTTTCTGAGCCTCGAACATTTGCTCGGCATCACCTTCATCATAAGCTGCTTGATACGCCCGTTTTGCAGCGTCAATCTGAGACTCAATCCGAGTTCCAAACTCACCCACATAGGACTGATCAAGTTGCTCCAGACGTTTACGAAGCTCCTCGTTTTGCTTCTTTACGTCTTCGGCATAGGCAACCGCTTTCTTTGTGCGCTGCTCTTCCTCTCGATACTTGTGCGTAATCTTGCTAATACGCTGTTGAACAGATTTAGAGTAATCAGATAATTCGTCCTCTTTACTCTGAGCCTGATTTTCCTCCTGTTGATCTTCAGAGACTTCTGCTTCTGGAGCTTCTGTCTCTTCTAGTTCAACAATATCAATTTCTTTTTCTTCCATTTCTGCGGCGTTAGTTGGCACAACTACCCTCCGTATGACTTGATATCGTCTGGATCGACGATCGTTGCGATGACTTCGTCATCGTTGATGATGCGGACTTCACCGCCCTCGATTGTAAACCGAGACCCAGCATAGCGTCCGATACACACCCAATCACCTTCTTTGCACCAAGGATCACTACCACCAAACTTGTCGGGGTCCTTGTATGCAAGAGGGCCGAGCTTCACCACATACGCTACCACGGTAGCGCGTGACTCTCTTTCTCTAACTTGATCGGGAACGTAAATACCACCTTCAGTCTTATCACGACCCATATACGGCATGACAAGTAATCGCCATCCAGTGGGTTGTGGTACTCGCTCTGATAGGGGCTTCTTCTTTGCGGCCTCTTCGGCCTTCTTCTTCGCCTCGCGTTGCGCGAGGATATAGTCAGGTACGATCAGTGTCTTCGACATAGTTAACCTTTTTCAGCAGGGCCTTGAGTTCATCAAGAGCGTAGGCGACACCCTGTATTTCGCCGACTCTTGCTTTGTATTCTTCCCAGTTCTTGACATTGCCGTAGGTAATGCCTTCACTGAGAGAATCAATTCTTGTGTTCAGCATCTTTTGATACCGATTGATAAAGTCTAAAACGTCCATTTGCCCCTCAAATGATTTTAGTCTTCGTCCATCCCGCAATCGCAGTCTGGCTTGCCGCATTCACAAGGCAGGTCACTAAGTGGTCCGCCTTCCTCCCAAGCTGCACAACTATTCTTAGCACTGCACATAAACTTTAGCAACTGGCAATAGCCAACTTCGCCACTCTCGTCCTTCATGCACTGCTGCATATGCTCGGTGATGTTGAACACGGAGCACGTTCCACAGCTTTCTTCTGGATTAACCGCTGGCCCGTACTGATGATCTTTGATCGCGTACCGCTGGTTCTCCTCGTTTGTCTCTACATCCTGCGTAGCGATAGGACACGCATCCTGCATCTTATCAACAGG